ACATATCATGTTCGCGACTTTCGACGACGAATGGTCCGATAAGCAGGTGATGCAGTGGTTCGCTGATCCACTCGGCGCAGTGCGGCCCCAGTATGACATGGGGCAGTTCTTCGTGCCGGCGGCTCCGGTCGGCGGACTGTCGATCCCGGTAGCGCATCACCACTATGAGAGCATGAGGCGGGTTTAGATGCTGTTTCTCAGGCAATCGACGGCTTCACAGAACGTCCTGATCGGCCCCTTCGTCGATGACACGGATGGGACCACGCCGGAGACCGCTCTTACCATCGCGAACACCGACATTCGTCTCTCGAAGAACGGCGGTAATCTCGCTCCCAAGACTCTCGGCGGCGCCACCCATGACGAAGCGGGCTGGTACCAAATCACCCTCGATGCGACCGACACCAACACCGTCGGCAGCCTTCAGGCTCACGTCAAGGTCGTAGGGGCTCTGATGGTCCACGCCGAGTTCCACGTGCTCGAGGAAGCCATCTATGACGCCCTGTTCGCCGCCGCGGCCAAGGGCTTCGATGCCAATCAGCGTGTCGATGTGGGCTCATGGCTCGGCACTGCCGCTGCCACTCCAACCGCCGCGGGCGTGCCAGTGGTGGACGTGACGCACGTCGCCGGCTTGACAACGAACGTGTCCACGATGCCGACCAATATTTCCGACATCCTTACCGACACGGCCGATATGCAGCCCAAGATAGGGACGCCTGTCGCAGACGTGAGCGCAGACATCGCCGCCGTGCAGGCGGATACCAACGACATCCAGACGCGCCTTCCCGCTGCCCTGGTGGGCGGTCGTATGGACGCCAATGCCAGCGCCATCGCCGGCGACGCCACCTCGGCGGCGCGGCTCAAGCAAGGCGCCAAGGGCGTCCTCGATGTCGTGGTCGGGACCGGCTCGACGACGACGACCGTCAAATTGTCCACCGTCAATGGTGTCGCGCCGAGTGCGGTCAACGACTTCTACAATGGCGCTGTGCTTGTGTTTTTGACTGGCGCGCTCGCCGGGCAGCGCACAGATATCACTGGTTATGTGGGATCGACCACAACGGCGACTGTGACCGCACTGACCTCTGCACCAGCCAACGGCGATACGGCGGTGATCGTGTGACATGGCACAGCGTACACGCCTCGGCCAGATCGGCATACCCGCGCGCCCGTATGGCGGATTCACGGCCAAGGCGCCAGGCGCAGCGCCTGCCGTCCAGATCACGCGGCTCGGCCAGATGGGTATCAGCGCCCGCGCCTATGCCGGGTTCACCGCGAAGGCCGAATCGGCGCCGACAGGCCCGCCCGAGTTCGAGGGCTTCTTGCAGAACGTCGGCAGGATGATCCGATGACGATCGAGCCGGACAAAACACCGATCGAACCGACCGAAGAGCAGAGACGCAACGGCTGGACCACCGAGGCGCTGGCGCGGTACTTCGCCGAATCCGAGAAGATCACGCAGAACATCATCGATCCCGCCGGCGTCGGACGCCGCTCGCAACCCAAGCGATGCCTCTCACCGCTGGCTTACTCGCGATGGAGAGTACGGTGAAGCCAGGCGATGTCATCGAGGTTGCCGTGTGGCTCGATGGGCGAGAGACCGCCGAGATTCGGCGGCAATACGAGGCGGACGTGCTCGAAACCGCGAACCTCAATCTCAAGGCGCACGGCCTCGTGGTGACCGGCATCCGATGGATAGAGAAGCGCCCAGGTGAGCCTCGCGTGCCCGAGCCGCCGAACAGCATCAGCGGGCGTGTCCCACGGTTGCTCGTCGCGGAGATCGCGGTAGGCGTGCCGCCAAGCGCCTTCGTGACTGAGTTGGAGCCTGATGACCTTGCCCGTCTGAGACGCCTGACCCGCGCGGCCTATGAGCGCGAATGGCCTGAATATGGGCGTCTCACCGATCGTCAATGCGATCGGCTGATCAATGACATCGGACCGGATGCCGCACTGAGGTCGCTTCGTCATGCGAGTATGAGACTGAAGGCCGAGTTGGATGGAAAAGGCGATGAAAGTACTGGTCGTGTTCACTGACGGAGGCGACCACCCGCTATCGCGTTTGCTCCGTCGCGGGTTCCGACACTGTTTCTGCGTCGTTGAATCTGGTCCCTACATGGTCCGAGTCGACGGAATGACCGGAACGCCTGTCATTGACGTGGTATGTGGATCGGATTACGACTTGGCTGGCTTCTATCGAAAGGAAGGATTCACCGTGGTTAACACCGTTCAGCGAAGCGCCGTTCCTTTCTGGCCCACCGTTAGTGCCAACTGTGTCGGCCTCGTCAAGGCTGTCCTCGGGATGTTCAGCATCTTTCCGATCACACCCTTCGGGCTCTACACGCGGCTCCGCGGATACTCGATGTTGCCTGGCTCGTCGCTGTTCAGCCCGCCAAAGCCGAAAATCGAACCGCTCCCGCCGCCGCCGCCGCCGCCTCCCGAGCGTACCGATCCGGCCGTTCTAGAGGCCAGGAAGAAGAAGCGGATCGCTGCCAGGCTCCGCAAAGGACGCTCGGCGACGATTCTCACTGGTGGCGCCGGAGTGCCTGAGACGCCGGCGCTCGGCCGTCCCGTGGCCGGTTCCGATACCCTCGGCTAAGGAGGTCGAGACATGGCGGATTTGTTCTACAGGGTCTATATCGCAGCGTCCGAAGTCGCACTCGGACAACCCGTCTCGGAGGGGACAGTCGCGATCACCGGGGCGTCGACGGCCTCTGCGGCGGTCATGGATGCCTCAGGCGGTAACCGGCAGCGTCGGGTCCGCCTCTGGGCCGACGTGGACTGTTTCGTCACCTGGGGTGAGAGCCCAACGGCCGCTAACGACGGGACCAGTGGGATTCCGGTCGGGGCCAAAAACCCAGAATATGTCGGCATTGCGGCGAACGAGAAGATCGCCGTCATTCAGAAGGTATAAGGATGGTCGGAAACATCGGAATGCTCAGGACGCCCACCGCCGGCTATGCCGACGAGGCCGTGAGATTTGCCTTTACCCTCGTCTCCGGCTGGAAGGACAAAGACCGCGGCCCGATCCAGAAGGCACTCGACGATCTCCGGGAGGCGGCGGCCGGCAACCAAAAGGTGTACGAGAAGGCCGCCGCCAAACTCAAGGAACTCTCTGCGGCCGAGACGGCGGCGAACGAGAGGCTGGCGGCTGCGGAGAAAGCCGAGGCTGCGGCTCGGGAAGAGCAGGCGGCTGCGGAAGCCGCGCGCCGGAAGGCGGACGCCGACATTGCCGCCAGGACCACGGCTCTCGAAACCGAGAAGCGCGAGTTCAAGAAGTGGGTCGATGAGCAGCGAAGGATCATCCAGTCCGATCTTCGCACCAACAGGTATTACGCCAAGGAACTCGACCGCAAGGCGTCCGATCTCGCGAGGGCCGAGCGTGCTGTCGCCGAGCGCGAGAAGAAGGCAGCCGAGGCCACCGCGTCCGCCGAGACGAAGATCGCCGCCCTGCGCGCAGCTATCGGCTGATCCATGAGCAAACGTGCCGCAGAGCTCATCAAGCGGTGGGAAAGGCTCAAGGGCCGGCGCAGCCAGTGGTTGTCACACTGGGATGACATCGCCCGCGTCACGTTGCCGCGCCGCCTTGGCTTTTTGAGTCAGACGATCGAAGGCGATAAGCGGACGCAGGACCTTTTCGACGGCACGGCGATCCATTCCGCCAAGAGCCTCGCCAACGTCACGGGTTCCCTGCTACGTCCCGAGGGACGGCCGTGGGTGTTCATCAAGACGGTGGATGACAGTGACCAGACGACGGATGAGGCTAAGGATTGGCTCGCCGACGCCCAGTTTCGGCTTCACAACGCGATCTACAGGCCGACGGCGCGCTTTCGCCAGGCGACGGGCGAGATCGACCTGGACCTCGTGACGCTTGGCACCGCCATCGGGTTCGTCGGCGAAAACGACATCCGTGACCGGCTCACGTTTCGCTCGATCAGCATCAAGGATGCCCTGCCGATGTACGCCGAAGACGGCAACCTCGAAGGCATATTTCTGACCCGCAGCTTGCCGCTCAGATCGGTCATCGACCGTCCTGGATGGAGACTCTCCGAGGAACTACGCAAGCGCGCCGAGGACAGGTCGAAGATCGACGAGAAGGTCAAGTTCCTGTTCGCGATCGTCCCTCGTCGCGATGGCCGCGACGGCGCGCTGATCAACAGAAACCTGCCGATTGCGGAACTCGTGATCGAGATCGATACCAAGCACGAGGTCGCCGAGGGCGGGTACCACGAGATGCCGTACTTCGCGCCTCGCTGGGACACGTCGAGCGGAGAGGACTACGGCAGGTCACCGGGCATGACGGCGCTGCCTGACGCGAACTCGGCGCAGGCCATCGGCGAGACGATGTTGGTCGCCGGCCAGCGCGCCGCGGACCCGCCTATCCTCGCGCCGTCCGATTCCTTCATGGACACGCCGAATACGTCGCCGGGCGGGATCGCCTACTATGAGGCGGACGCCGTGCTGGACCTCGGTGGCGCTGCGATCCGTCCCCTGGAGCCGGGGCGAGGGTTTCCTCTGACGCGCGAGATTCAGAACGACATGCGCGAGCAAATCCGCAACGGCTTCATGCAAAACGTCTTCGACCTGCCGATCGACAGGCCGCAGATGACGGCGACGGAAGTCGTTCAGCGCACCGAGAAGCTACTCCGCGAGATCGGCCCCGTCTTCGGGCGGCTGGAGAGCGACTACACGGCGCCGATGGTCGAGCGGGCCTTCCAGATCATCCTCCGTTCCGGCGGATTCCTACCCATCCCGCCGGTTTTGCAGGGGGCGGGAATCCGGTTCGAGTATGAGAGCCCGGTGAAGCGGATGCGCGAGCGTGCTCAGGCGGTTGCCGCGATCGAGTGGGCGCAGACGATGGCGACCGTGGAATCGATACGGCCCGGCACTTTCGACAGGGTGGACACCGATGCTCTCGCCAAGTTCGTCGCCGAGGCGATGACCGTTCCGAGAACCGTGTTGCGCTCCGACAAGGAGGTCGCGCAGATTCGCGACCAGCGCGCGCAGGCACAGGCGGCAGCGGCTAAGGCCGCAGAATTGCAGCAAATGGTCGAGGGTGCCAAGACCGGGACAGCCGCCATCAAGAACCTCGCCGCCGCTGGGGCAGGGGCACCTGGGAGCCCGCCGCGATGAGCAAGTTCAACCAGATGTTTTCAAGCCCGGAGCAGGATGCGCAAGCAGTCGTTGAGACCTATCGTCACGAGATCGAGCGGCTCAAGACCCAATATCGGGGTATGTTGGAAACGCTTTGTGCGAAGGAGCGCAGGGACGGCTCGTTCGTGATCGACTTCATGGCGCTGGCGGCGAAGTTGTCTCTCGACGGCGCGCTGGAACTGCGTGCTTCCATCGACGAGGTTCACAGAATCTCGGGCGCACCCGGCGAGAAACCGAGAATCCGAGTGCGACAGCCCAAGAAGGCTGACGCATGATCGACGACATTGACCATTTGTTGACCGAGTATGCTAGGTCGAAAGCCGCAGAACGTAACCCTATCGACCGCCACCGCGAGTTCAGCCGTGTGTTCCTCGGTTCGGAGGAGGGTAAGCGCGTCCTCGCGGACATCGTTGCGTGGGGCAACATGTGGAAGAGTTCGATCTATGCCCAGAGTTCCGACGTGACCGCAGCGCGCGAAGGGGCACGTCGGCTCGTCCTCCAAATCCTCGCGACAATCAGCGTCGAGCCGACCGATCCACCCACGCAACAGGGCAAAGAGGGCTAGGGCCATGGCTAAGAAGTTCATCGCGGGCGCTATTCGGCATCCTGGCTCGCTCAGAGCGACGGCGAAGCGGAAGGGACTGATCAGGGACGGCGAGAAGCTGTCCGAGGCTGACCTGAAAAAGCTCGCGGCATCCGGCGATGCGACGACCAGGAAAAGGGTCGCCTTGGCGCGGACGCTGCGGAAACTGAGAAGGAAGAAGAGGTAGACCATGGCAGAAGCAGGCACTGTCAGCGCCCAGGTGGAAACGGGCGAGGCCCAGACCCAGGACGACGGCGAAGCGGCGACCGGCGAAGGCGAAGGCGCGTGGTACGAGCGCATCGGTGACGACCAGATCAGATCGGTCGCGGCGAACTTCGACGACGAGGCGACGTTTCTCGACGCCCTGGGCTTCGAGGAGGCGAAGGATGCGGCCGACTGGCGCGAGACGCTCGACGAGGACGGCAAGAAGTTCGCCGCGTCGAGCCCGGACATCGGCCACCTCGTCTCGCGCGCCGTCGCACTGCAGAAGAAGGTATCCGGCGCGATCATTCCGCCCGGCAAGGACGCCGACGAAGCGACCGTAGCCGCCTACCGTAAGCGGATCGGCGTTCCTGAGACGGCCGAAGGCTATACGTTCACGGTCCCCGAAGGCACCGAGGTCACCGACACCGACAAGGCATTCCAGCGTAAGTTCGCCGAGACCTTCCATTCGGCGAACATTACTCAGGACCAGGCGGCGGTGATCAACCATGCGTGGAACGACATGGTGGCGGCGTCGAAGGCGCAACAGATCGAGGACGACAAGCACTTCGCCGAGGAATCGGAGGCGCAACTGAGACGCGATTGGCCGGGCGCAGAGTTCGACCGCAACAAGACCTTCGCGGAGCGCGCGGCGACTCGTATCTTCGGCGAGCAGCTACAGGATGCGCGGTCCCTGGAAACCAAGGATGGGAAGTTCGTCCTCGATCATCCCTTGATGTTGCGCGCTCTCGCAGCAGTCGGTCGAGAGATGGCAGAGGGTGGGCTGGTGCCGCAACTCGACGCCGAAGAGGTCGAGCAGATCGAGGAGCAAATCCGCGATATGCGCGCGCGCAGCAAGAAGGCCCAGGCTGAGGGCGACATGCGGAGAGCGAACGAGTTGTACCTGAAGGAGCAGGAACTGCGGGAAAAGGCGCTTGCGGGTCGCGGGTGACATCGCAACACTGATTATGCGATTGACATAACCAGCGCGAGGAGACTAATAACGAGAAGGTCACCTGCGGATCGCCGTATTACTCGGCTCCGCGGATGACAGCCCGGACTACCAGAAGTCCCGGCGGATGCGCATTGCGGCTCCCATCGCGGGACCGCCGACAAGCCTTCCAAAGGTTCGCGGACGGTATGCCGTTCCCACAACTTTCAGGGGACAGCAACCATGTCCACGTCTATCTCTACCGCCTTCATCAAGGCCTACGACACTGAGGTCAAACAGGTCTTCCAGCGTGAGGGCTCGTATCTGCGCGACACCGTGCAGAAAAAGACCGGCGTCGTCGGCTCTACGGCGGTGTTCCAGAAGGTCGGCACGGGTTCGGCGACCACCAAGGCACGCAACGGCATGATCGTGCCGATGAACCAGACGCACACGGCGCCGTCGGTCACCTTGGTCGATTTCTATGCCGCCGATTACGTCGATCGACTCGATGAGGTCAAAACCAACATCAACGAGCGCGATGTCATCGCCCGCGGCGGTGCCATGGCTCTCGGCCGGAAGCTGGACAGCCAGATCACCACGGTTCTGGACACCACGTCACAGTCTACGGTCACTCTGACCACGACTAACAAGGGCACCGTTCTCGCCACCGCCTTGGAGTTCACCGAGGCACTTTGGAGCAACGACGTGCCCAATCGGGGCGACGTGTATGCCGCTGTGACCTCGCGTTTCTGGTCGCAGTTGAGCACGCTCGATCAGTTCGGTCATGCGGACTACGTGCGCGCCGACGGCCAGGTGTTCGTATCCGGCCCCGATGTCGGTCGCAACAAGTTCAAGGACTGGCTGGGTGCCAAGTGGACCATGTTCACTGGGCTCCCCGGCGAGGGCACGGCGACGGCCAAGAACTTCATCTGGCACAGGAACGCCGTCGGTTACGCCTCGGCCGCGGATGCCAGGAACATCGCAGGTAGCGGCGAAGTGGCGGCCGACATCAACTTCGTGGCCGAACGGGATGCTTATCTCATCACCCACGTGATGAGCGGCAACGCGGTCATGATCGACGACACGGGCGTCATCGAAGGCGATGTCGATGACACCGCCGCCATCGTCACGTCGTAAGGAGGGCTGAAGGATGGCTTTCGACTCCAGTAACCTTGTCCGGATGGCCGGTGGCAATGGCTTCGGTCTCTACCGCTACGACACGACCGACGCTCTGAGCGTGGTTGCCGCGTCGGGCTACATGAACAACTCCGATGACACGCTCAACCTCGTGGTGGGCGACATCATCGAGGTTGTCGTTTGGCCATCGGCTGTGCGAACGGGCATACCGTCAGACATCGGTCGCCACGTCGTCATGCAGGTGACGGCCGGCTCGGTCGATCTCTCCGACGATCTGTTGGTGGCTACGCCGGCCACCGGCACCTGACGCCCGCAGGGGAGGGGTTGGACAGGAGGTTCGATCTCTCCCCATGCACGTCCGCGTCATGCCTTCTCTGGGCGATGCCATCTACTGCCGCCCTTTCGTCAAGGCGTTCGCCACATCGATCGAGACCAAATGGCCGGCGCTATTCTCGGACCTTGTGTTTCGTGGCGGCGACGACAGAACAATCGCGCCGCGCTACGACTCCAAGAACCTGGCGCTCGGCAGCATCCCCCAGGCCATCGGCCGCTTCTTTCCGCCGTTGTCGGAAATCCGCCTGGACCTGCCTCCCGTTGCGCCCTCGGGTCGGCCGCCCTATGCGCTCGTTCGCGCACCGACGCTCCGGTCCAGATTCTACGCCCCCGCTCGCAACCCGGACGCCCGCTACATCCGCCAGGCCGGCGAGATCGTCCGCGCGCGCGGTTATCGGCTCATCGGCATCGGGACGGTCGGACCGGACGAGGTGTTCGACGGCGATCCGCCCGTCGTCGATGAAGCCTTCTGGCACGGCGAACTCGCGATCGAAGAATTGCTCGCTCTGGTCGCGGGCGCGTCGCTGATCGTTGCCGGCCCAGGATGGACCGTGCCGGCCTCCATGGCCTACGGCGTTCCACACGTCATCGTCTACGGCGGCGCTGCCAAGTGGAACTCCGTGGACAAGCTGATCGACGAAAGGATGCCGAAGCCGCGTCTGGCGACCGTAGAGCCCGACGGGTTCTGTAGGGGATGCAAGGATGTCAGACACGACTGCGACAAGAGGATCACCGGGTTCGAAGAGAAGTTCTCCGATGCACTTGATCACGCGATGTGTCTGTGACGGCGTGATCTTCGAGCCCGCGCGCATGCACGGCATCGACATCATGAGATGTGCGCGTTGCGGCGTACTTCATCAATGTATCCACATGACGACAGACGATTTGGCAAAGTGGTACAAGAAAGAGTATCACGACAGCGTTTACACGCACGACTACTACCACGATGCCGACGTTGCGCGCCGTCGCATCGCTCGCTATACTCAAGCGTTGAAGCCGACAGTCCTTGATGTAGGTTGCGGCAACGGCGCTTTCGTGGACGCTTGTCGCGAGATCGGGGTCGAGGCCATAGGCCAGGACATCGGAGGCTACGCCGCGGATGTATATGAATCGATCGAGAGCATGGACGGTTCGTTCAGGACCGTGACGCTGCATGACGTTCTCGAACACGTCATCGACCCCAAGGCGACATTGCGCTCTGTCCGCCGCTTGCTCGATGCGGGCGGCTGGCTGATCGTGGACTTCCCGGATTTCTTCTCGAAGGCGGGCCGCCACCACTGGAAGGCGATCGAGCACCTTTGGATGCTCGGCCGCGACGATATTAGAAACCTCCTCGGGGATGCGGGGTTCGTCGTGCGCAAGATCGACGAGCCAATCCCTGGCAGATTCGTGGTGTACGCACAATGACCACTGCACGCATCCTGGTGCCTCCTGGCATCGGCGACATCTACTGGGTGTTCGTGAAGTTGCGCGGCTTCATGGCCGACAAGGGCATAGAAAGGGCCGAAATATGGATCGACGCACCTGACGACAAGCGCCGCTCGCTTGGCTTCGTCGAGCGGGTGCCCTTTGTCGAGGCAGGCGGGTATTTCGACCGGCGATCCGTCGATCCGAGGCCGGAAGGCCATCTGTCAGGCTGGAAGGCGCGGGCTGCTCGCAAGGAGGCTTACACCAGGGACGCGCGTCATGCCTTCCCGGACATAGACGGGTTCGACTGGTTCATCTCCTTCAACGGTTCGGTAGACGCGGGACGCTCACTCGATGAGATCGAGCCGCAATGGCCGGCGAATTGGGATCTCGGACTGATTGAGACCCACAGGGACCGGGCCTTCGGCGCGCGCGCCGTCGAGAAGCATGGGGATTACGTCGTCGCCGCCTTCTTCGATCACGGCATGTATCGGAAGTGGCTGCGCGACATCGACGCCGATGCGATCTCGGGCATCCTGCGGCGCATAGCCGATGCGACAGGACATCGTATCGTGCTGGTCGGGGCGAAATGGGATTTGTCGCCGCTGAACCGTGCGTTGCTCGACGCCGGTGGCGACTACCTGGTTTCCGAAATCGGCAACACGACGATCGGAGACTATTTCGGGATGCTCCGGCGCGCCAAGGGCTGCATCGGGTTCCCCGCCGGCAACACCATGATGGGTGCCATCCTCGGCATCCCTACAGTCCTGATATGGAACCGGCATTTTGCGGAGGGGATGTGGACGAATGCGCTGCCGCCGAACAGCCCGCACTATCTGCCGCTGGACAGCGCGCTCGGTGGCGAGGCGATCGCCGAGCGTGCGGCACAACATCTTGTGACGCAGACGGTCTAGCTGCGGCACACTTGCCGATTGCATCATTGCAGACTACCATTCGGCACCTGGACGTTTCATGCGAGGAACCATGAGCAAGACGATCGCCCCCCAGGAAATGATGATGCTCAACGACAACCCCGTGATCCGCACGGTCTGCTCGCCGCAGTTCATCACCGGGGACATGGTGAAGCGCCACGTGCGGCGCGCCAACCTCGCCGTCGGCGACACCGTGATGGTGCAGTGTTTCAGCCACGATCGGGAACACTTGATCGCCGAGGTCGAGTACAGGGTGACGGCGCGCGTCACCTCGATCAAGGTAGTCGAGAAGCCCGACTTTTCGACGCATCAGAGCGAGGAGACCGGCTACGAGGTCAGGCAGTGGTCCGATTGGTGTTATGTCGATGAACCGCTGCCGACTGTGAGCCACGCTCAGCGGCTCGATCCGGTAGCGTCATCCGAAGTGTCTGACGATCGCGCGATCGTAAAGTGGAACGTCGGCAAACGGGCCTACGAGGTGATCTCTGCGGGCGAGGTCGTCGGCGAGTACAACGATAAGGACGCGGCTCTGTACGCAGCCTCGGCGCATGGGACGACCGCGGCGGCCTGATGGCTATCAGCACCACTGGGATCGCCAATAGAGCCCTGAGACTTCTCAAGGCGCGCCGCATCACGTCGATCGACGATGGCTCGAAAAATGCCAACGTCGTCTCGGACGTGTTCGATTCAGTGCGCGACGATCTTCTCCGCTCTCACACCTGGCGGTTCGCTCTCAGGCTCGTCGAGTTGGGCAGGCTCGCGACCGCGCCGGCGTTCAAATGGGACTACGCCTATGCGCTGCCGAGCGACTGGATTCGTACCTTCCGTGTCTCCGACAACGACGCCGGAACCGGAGGAATCGCTTATGAGGAAGGCGAGGCCGAAAATACCGGGGCGATCCTGACCTCAGCCCAGAACGTCTACCTCATGTATGTCTACCGCGTCACCGATCCGAACCGGATGCCACCGGATTTCCAGACCGCGCTCGCCTATGCGCTGGCGGTGGATATGCCTGGGATTTCCAACGTCAGCGCCGCGGAATGGCAGCTTTTGGAACGTCGAGCGTCCAGAAAGCTGATCCGCGCCAAGTCTGCGAGCTCGCTAGGTTCGCCACCATCGCCACGACCGACCGGCACCTGGTCGGCCTCGCGACAGGCATGGCGCGGGCCCACGGCTTAGCCCGATGGTCAAGTCGAACCCGTTCCTGCCCCTGTTCTCGGCGGGCGAGCTTTCACCGCGTCTCGAGGCGCGACTCGACTTCAGTAAATATCCCCAGGGCCTCGAAACCGCTGTCAACCTCATCGCCCTCGCCGAAGGCGGTCTGATGCGGCGGCCAGGCACCCGGTACGTCGCCGAGGTCAGAGATTCCTCGAAGGCGACGCGGCTCCTGGCCTTCCAGTTCTCCGACATCCAGGCGTACCAGATCGAGATGTCGGACAAGGCGTTCCGGTTCTACAGATTCCAGGGGCAGATCGTGGTTCCGCAGACGGATGCGGTGATCGCCAATGGCACGTTCACCTCGGATATCACGGGCTGGTTCGACCGCAGCACCGGCGGTGTCGGTAACCAGCTAAGCCATGATGCGGCCAACGGTCGGATGACGCTCGAAACCAACGGCACTGCGGCCGACGACATCGGATGGGCCGAGCAGATCGTGTCGGTCTCGGCCAGCTTCCAGAACTCGCTGCACGTCCTCAAGTTCCGCGTCATCGGCGCGCCTTCCGACAGGCTGGAACTGCGCATCGGCACCACCTCGACGGGGAGCGAGATCATCGCCGACAAACTGTACGAGGTCGGCTACCACGCTGTGTCGTTCACGCCGACGGCGGCGACCTTCTATGTCCAATTCCGCAACCGCGGCAATTTCCGCGACAAGGATGTGCAGATCGATGATGTGTCCCTGATCTCCAATGCGGCCGTCGAGATCGACACGCCATACGCCGCAGCCGATCTTTTCCAGGTGAATGGCCTCAATCGGCCGATGTGATCTATCTGTTTCACGGCAGCTATCCCACCTACAAGCTACAACGGCTCGGGAACAGCGATTGGTCGCTGGTCGAAGTCGCCTGGCAGGACGGTCCCTATTTCGATCAGAACGTGATCGTGCCTGGCACAGTAGGCACCGGCGTTGGATTGACGCCTGCCGCTACGACTGGCATGGCTATCGCCGTGTCCTCGTCGGCTGCGGGCACCTTCACCGCTGATGATGTCGGGCGTGTTCTCGGGCTCTCCAATCCCGCATCCGGCACCGATTGGGGATGGGGAGTGGTCGTCGAATACGTATCGGGCAGCCAAGTCAAGGTCGATGTGATGCGTGACTTTGCTGCGACCACCCAGACGTTCGTATGGCGTCTAGGCGCGTGGTCGGCAAGGACCGGCTACCCCTCCGCGGGCACCTTCTTCCAACAGCGAATGATGGCCGCCGCCACTACGTCGCAGCCCCAGACCTTCTGGGCGTCCAATACCAGCGATTTCGAGACGTTCTCGCCCGATTCGGCGAACCCTACGGGCGTCTGGGACGGTACGGTCCAGGACGATGACAGCTTCGCCTACACGATCTCGGCAGATCAGGTGAACACGATCCGCTGGATGCGCTCGATCAAGGCGACGATGATGATCGGCACCTTCGGCGGGACATGGACGATCAGTTCCACCGGCGCGGTCGTGACGCCCACGGACGTGTCCGTGGATGCGGCCACCGTCGATGGCTCGGCGCAGATCGAACCGCTCGCCATCGGCCGTGTTATCCTGTTCGTGCAGCGCGCCAAGACGAAACTGTGGGAAATGGCCTACCGTTTCCAGTCCGATGGCTTCACGGCAGAGGACATGACGCGGCTCGCGCAGCACGTTTTCGAGCGGCCGGGACAGGGCATCGTGGAGATGGCCTATGCGCAGGAGCAGAACGGCATTGTCTGGGTCGTGCGGGGCGATGGCACACTGTGCAGCATGACCTTCCGGCGCGAGGAGGACGTGGTTAACTGGTCGCGCCACATTCTGGGTGGAAGTTTCGGCTCGGGTCAGGCCGTGGTCGAGAGCGTATCGGTCATCCCTGGCGCCGACGGGACCGGACAGGTCAAATCATCCGAAAACCGAGACGAGGTGTGGGTGATCGTCAAGCGTACGATCAACGGGGCGACGAAGCGCTACGTCGAGTTCATGGAAGGCGACTGGACCACGGGCGACGACCAGGAGGATGCCTACTACACCGATTCGCTAATCACCTATGACGGCGCGGCGACGGGGACCATCACAGGTCTCTCGCACATCGAAGGCGAAGCGGTGCGCATTCTCGCCGATGGCTCGGTCCACCCCGATCGAACCGTCAGCGGCGGCTCGGTGACGCTCGACGCGAGCACCTACAAGGTCGTGCAGATCGGGCTCCCGTACAAGCACACTGCCAAGACGCTCAAGATGATCTCGGGGACGGTCGCAGGCACGCCGGCGGGCAAGACGAAGGAGATTTTCGGAATCACGTTCATCGTGCTGAACTCCCACACTCTCACCTTCGGCCCGGATACGTCGAACCTCGAAACGATCGACTTCCGAAAGGTCACCGACCTTATGGACGCGGCGGTACCGTATTTCACCGGCGAGTTCTTCGTCGAGTTCGACGATGACTGGAAAACCGATCCTCGCATCGTGATCGAATCCAACGACCCGGTACCTTTCTCGTTGCTCGCGCTGGCGCCGGAAATGGACACCCGGGAGACTCGGTGATGGCCATCGAGATCGAGCCCCTCCGTGCGGACCACATCTGGCGTTTCGTCGAGGATTTCCCATTCAACGAGTTTCCGGTTAATATCTGGGCCGGCAAGGCAGCGGTAGCGGTGGAAGGCGACGAGGTGCTCGGGATTGCCGGCATATCCGTGATCGGCGACACGGCGACCGTAGGCATGATCCTGTCGGAACATATGCGGAAACACCCCTTGTTCCTGCACAAGCACACGCTCTATGGGATCGAGGGCTTGAGAAAGCAGGGAGTCACCACGATAAGGGCGCATGCGGAGAGCGACACCGGTGCACGCTGGCTGCGCCGCTTGGGCTTCATCGAGGACCATGGCTGGTACGTCAAATGTCTGGCATAGACCTAGCGACAGCCCTCGCGCTCGCTGGCACCGCTGTCGGTACCGTCGGCGTGATCCAGCAAGGCGAAGCGGCGGCGAGCCAGGCCAAGTTCCAGGCGGAACAAGCGTCGAGGCAGGCAGAGATCGAGCGACAGAAGGCCGATCGCGCGCGCGCCGCGGGCAGGCAGCGCGAGGAGGATTTCCGCCGCAACCAGGCGCTTCTCATGGCGCGGCGCAGAGCAATCCTCGGCGCCAGCGGCGTCCAGACGGATACCGGTGCTCCCTTGTTGACCTCACAGGACTTTGCGAGCGAGGTCGAATTGGAGGCCCAGCGCTTGAGGTCGAACGCGCTCACCACATCGACGCGGTTGGACCAGGCGGCGACGCTTCAAGCGGATCAGGCGGGGTTGTTCCGGAGCGCGGCAGGCTCCGCTAGGGTCGGCGGTCTGGTCCGCGGAGGCGCGTTGCTTCTGACGGGCGTCGGCAAGGCGCTGGCATAGGGTGACCCGATGGTAGTCAAGCTCCCCACCGCTTCCGCAGCCGCCTTCGGATCGCCGCGTAGGGCGCGCCGGTTGCAGCCGGTCCCGACGGCGGCGAACGTCCCCCAGGTGCAGGTGCAGCCCGACCCTGGCTTGCCCGCGCTCGTGGCGCCGCGTGGCGCGTTCGGTGGTCAGATCGGGGCCGGCTTGGAGGTGGCCGGCAATGTTGCAGCGCGGATTGGCATCGAGAATCTGCGTGATGCAGAGAGAGCCCAGCGACTGAAAGCAGATCGGGATTTCACCGAGTTTCTGTCGGGAGTGAACGCGGATGTCCTGCAAAAAACCGACCTTACGTCCGATAACGAGGTCAACGCGGTAAAGTCCCAGGTCGATAAGAAGGCGAGCGAAGTTCTTTCCAACTTCCAAGGCAGTCAGCAAGGCCGGACGCTTCTTACGGATCGGATCGAACGCCGCAGGATTGCCTTTTTCGACAAACTTGCTGTCGCCAAGGTCACTGCCAAGCGTACGCGGCGAAGCAACGACCTTCAAAAGGGTATCAATTCGGTCTTGTCCAGTGTCGAGCAGGACGCGGCTGTCGTCGCAAATGGACCCGGCGCCCCTGATGTCGTTGACGTATTCAAGAAGCACTCGGCTGATTTGCAAGACCAGTTGATTTTTCAGAATACCCCGCCGGACCTTTTCCGCGGCGCGGTCTCCGCAGGCAATCTCGCAATCGCCAAGTCGATGATCGATGCGCTGATCCAGGAAGGCGATACGACACGAGCGCAGCGTCTCATCAACAGCGAACGATTGCACGATGTGCTTCCGCCGCAGGCGCGGCGAGATTTTGCCGAGCGCATCAATCGCGTCGAGCGAGCGATGCAGAAAGACGATGCGAAGATCGCCCAAGCAAGAGAGATCGCGAAATTGGAACTAGGCAATTCTGCGACGCAGGATCAGATAGACGCTCGCGCAGGCCAGATTTTAGAGGGCAGCAAAGGCTTCCACATCATCCAGACAACTACGGGTGACGTGATTGGCATCGATCCGCATACGGGCGCCGCTCGGGTCCTGATAGAAGGGCCATCGGCACAGGAATTGGCGGACAGAGCAGCCGCTGTAGAAACCGCGAAACAGACCGCCAGGACTGAAGTGTTGGGCCGACTTTTCAAGAATCTTGGCATTGGCACCGGCGCCGACAGTGGCGCGTCCCAGGTGGATCAGAGAAGTGGAGTGGGTGCCACGCCGCAATCGCCGTCGGATATTGGTGGTCAGGCCGCCCCGACCGATCCTGAGACAGCGGCGTTGGCAAAGGGACAGGAGCCTCCGTCAGTCGCGCAACCTTTTGCCGACACGCAGGAACGTCCTACCAATGACATGAAGGACGCCATGCGTTTGTTCGTCGCAGCGAGGGGATTCATGCTCGCCGGTCAGACACAAATGGCAAACTCGATCCTGTCCCAGGCACGTTTTCTTGTCGATAACAGCGCCGAAATTAGGAAGAGCCGCGAACTCGACAAGACCCTGAGCGTCCAAGCAGCGGCGGCATTGGGCGTCGGAGTTGGCACGACTGTAAGAGACGCCCTCGGCAAGATTCCGCCTTCCTTGGAACAACAGGCCGAGAGCCGCGCACGTGGCACCGCGTTCGGGAAGGGACAGATCGAAGCAAAACAGACGATCCGGTTCATCGATAGTGGGCTCGAACAGACGGCTAATATCATCAGCAAGATCGAAGCCGACCCATCGCTGGTGGGTGTCACTGGTAGTCTGCGCAAGACCGGCCAGACGGTCGTGCAGGTGTTAGGCGACCTAGGCGCACGCAATTTGGTCCAACGGGCAAAAAACATTGCTCTTTCGGACGCGGACCTGACCCCCGATCAATTCAATGGGCTGTTCAACGATCCAACGCTCTCGACCTTGGACATCATTCAAAACAGCCTAGGCATAACTCTTGCTCGAGTTCTGAATCCGAAAAACAGAGTTCCTGTGGAGATCATCAAACGTTCGATCGACAGTGTTGCGCTTACTGGTCTTGAGTCATCCAAACAGGTGCTGGACAGGTTACGATTCGTTCAGAGGTTTCTAAAAGATCAGAAAGCCAGATTGCAGAGGGACTTCCGCTTGGGTGAGGCCGAGCCGACGTTCAGGATTGAAAACGGAAAAGCGGTGCCTACTAACGATGCCGCGAAACGAATCTTCGGCGGCCAATCCCGCAATCCGGGTCAGTGACGAAGATGGGCAGCATCAGGATCGAAGGCGTCGGCACATTCCAGATCAAGGGCGACCAGCCCACGGACGAGGAGTTCAGCGCCATTATGGATGCCGCGAATAAAATCGCGGGATCGGAGGCTGTATCGCAGCCGGCCCAGCCAGTCCAAGCCAACCCTGCCCCACCGATACCGGAACCGCAACGCACTGGTACGCGCGGGACTAACGTTCCGCTCACTGACCTCCAGCCGACCGAGGGACCAGTCGGCATCGTGTCTCCGGAAGCGAGGCAACGTGCGCGCACCGCCGTCAATAATGCGCCAGGTCTGATCCAACTGCTCGCGGAGCTAACTCCATCGACGATTGGGGCAACCGCAGGAGCCGCCCTGGGGGCAGCGGGCGGCCCGGTCGGTGTGGCGGTCGGTGCCGGTCTTGGCGGGGCCGCAGGGGAAATATTCGCGCAGGAAACAGGCGTCGCTCCGCGAAGCAATTTGAACCTTGGGCTTGCCGCGGCTGGGCCGTCGGCAAGCCTCGCGGTACGAGGCGCTGGGAAACTCGTGGCTCGTGGAACGGGTTCGTTAATAAGGCGTTCTCCGTTCATTAAAAAATCGATTTCCGTCGTCGAGGGCGAGAAGGCTACGGAAAAAATAGGCAGTCTCGGCAGCGAACTTCTAGCAAAGCAGCGTGGTTTGTTGGCGCGCGGGTCATCGGAACTCTTCCAGGCGGTCAAAAAGGCTGGCGTGAAAATTGCGGGACGCGAACTCGACGCAACGCGCAAAGCCCTGGTCGAATTGTCTCAGGAGATCAAACCAATATCGGTGTTTCCTGAGGCGAAGCAAGCCAACCAACTGATAAAGAACGCGATCAAATCCCTATCGGGCGTCAATGATCTAGAGACCGTGGTAAGAACGAGACAGTTGATCGGTGCCGCCATCAGAAAGGCACAAAATGCGGGCGGCATACGGCTAGGCGCGAGCAAAAAGGTGTTTGCTGCGCTCAGCGATGATCTCGATCGTATCTCACAGCGGGAGGGTCTGACTGCCGACGCTGCAAAGCTCGCAAAGGCCGCCACTCAGCGGGCGAAACTGGAGTTTTCCGTACAGGAATTTGAAGGAGCGGTGTCGAAATTCACTGCGCCGTCCTCAGACGGAGGTGAATTTGTCGTCAATTTCAAGAGCCTATCAAAGTGGTTTCATGATGTAACGGACCCGGCGAATCCGCGGTTCAACAAGAATTTTGCGACGGCTCTAAAGGACGACATTCCGGAAATCCGGGAACTTCTTAAGAAAACGGCTGCGGTGACAGGCGTAGGAAGCGCCGTTGGACGTGGCTCGATTGTCTTCAGAAACCTTTTTGCACGAACAGGCCGAACGGTCGTAGGCGGACTACTAGGCGGGATCATGGGCGGGCCTGCTGCCGCAGGGCTCGGCGCTCTTGCCTTTGCAAGTGGACCCGAGGTTATCGTTGCAGCGATGGTTAGTCCGAAAGGCCGCAAGCTCCTCGAAAAAGCGATCCGCCTCGGCAAGGGCCGCATCAGCGCGCAAAAGTGGGCCGTCATTGGGGAGTTCGTCGCACGTTCCGTTGGTGAAGGCGGCAAAGGTCCATCGAAGCCTGCCGGACGTGCGAAACGCGTAAGGCGATCGCGACCGAGTGGCGCGGGCAGGTCAATCCTGACCATGCCTTGAGTGGCGCGATATGACGTGTAATGCTGATCCTCAGCCGCGACACCTGGTGGGAATGATGCCATGACCTTATCGTCCGACGTCACCAAGGTCAGTTATTTCGGCAACGGCTCCACAACACCCTTTGCCGTGCCCTTCATCTGGTGGGACGACACCGACCTCCGCGTCTTGCTGCGGGATGCCGCCGGCGTAGAGACAGAGTGGGTCCAGGGGACAGATTACACGCTCGTCGGCGGCAACGGCGCCTCCGGTACGCTGACTGCTACCGTGGCGCCAGCCACGGGCACGACCCTGGTCATCAAGTCAAACCGGGCTGAAACGCAATTGGACGATTTCCCGCTTGGAGGTCCGCTGTCGTCGGCCACGCTGGAACAGGCCATCGACAAGACGGTGCGTCTTGTCCAGCAAAACTCCGAGGGGATCGGCCGATCCTTGCAGGTAGCGGAGACGGACCCGGCGTCGACGCAGATCGCTTCGGTCACAGCGCGCGCCAACAAGCTGCTCGGGTTCGACGCCGGCGGGAACTTTAGCTACACGTCGATCTTGACGGGGACGCCGACGGACATTTCCGGGAGCACGGTTCAGACGACTATCGGCACGGTGGCATCGACCGTCGCCGATCGTTTCGGTGATCTACCCAATCTCAAGCGGGACTTCGGTGCTGTTGGAGATGGCGTGGCCGACGACACTGCGAAGGTCGTCGCGGCACATAACGCCCTGTCCGAGAACGACACCTTGTTCGTGCCGGATGGGCTTTACCGCTGCACGAGTACGGTCAACTGGACGAAGGCGATAAACATCATCGGGGTTGGGCCGGCATCGGCCTTCTATCTCGACGTTGGCGCTGCAAATGACGGGTTCGTCGTCGGCACCGATGCCGCGCTGATAGAGGGTATGTTCTGGCACGAGATCGGTTTCCTCGGGAAGACATGCCGCGACGTCCTCGTGCTGAAACACGTCACCAAGAGCGATTTGGGACGCGTGTTCGCCGGCACTGACGAGGCGTTTGGTACGATCGGGAGATATTGCTTCCACACCATCGGTTCGCTGGTCAACCGCTATGCTTTTCTGTGTCCCGGCAACAACATGCCGGTCAATACGGTGCTGGGGACCAAAGCATATCACAACGCCGGGAACGGCGTCGTCTATGTCGCGCCGATAGCTGACAGCGCGCTAGGCATCGGCCAGAACGCCAATCGCTTCTACGTCCATTTGTTAGGGATCAAGGCATATAACGCGGCGACGGAAGCCGTGTTTTACCAGGCGGCGCAGAGCCCGACAGGCGGCAATTCCGTCATTCAGGGGGCCATCGAGGGTCTCACCGCTCAGACGAACGCAGTGCCATTCAGGCTCGATCAGTGTGCAAAATTTCGCGTCGAGTCACTGCACATCGAGGGGTTTTCTCAACAATCCAAGCTCGTTGGAACAGTCGAGACCACGATCGTAGGTTCGCGCCTCGAAGCCGGTCTCGATATCGATTCAACCACCCTGTCTCCCGTGATCGATGGCAACGAGATCGTTGGCTATCTCACGATCGCAGCCAACGCGCTGCATAGTGGCGCACAGGTCGGCCGCAACCTGTTCAACGGGGCCTTCAACATCCGCGACAAGAGCGGGCAGGTGGTCGGGACGGGGCCGAACCGTTTTTCATCTGGTACGGGGGGCGTATCACAGGCTCCGGCGACTCCTGGCGGCATGATCTGGGGCGGGGGGCTCGACCGTTGGCGCGCCACTGGTTTTCCGGAAGGCGTTGCCGTGGTGGGGGCCGGCGTCACTTTGACGAAGACCGGCCTCGGACAAGCGGACACCACGCGGTTCCATTCGGAGTTCGCGGCGAAGGTCACGACGACGAACGCGAGCACCGGGATCAAGTTCGTGGCCGAGTTCGAGCCAACGGACGGCCATCGCCGCATCAAAGGCGAATGGATCACGGCGCTGGTCAAGGTCAAAATCCCTTCCGGTTCGACGACGACGACGGTTTGGCTCGCACCGACTTATGCGCCGTCGGGTGCCATACTCGCGCCTTTCAACAGTACGACGACCGTCAGGGTCAACACGAAGGACGAAGACACGTGGCTTTACGCGACGGTCAAGGCCGAGAACGGTGCCGATACGTTTGTCGGGTTCCAGTTGCTCGCCGTGGAAGCAGGGGACTTCTACTTTGGTGACCCGGCTGTTTACGTCGGGGTTGCGCCGGCCTTCGGCAGCCATGTCCCGCCGCGTGTTCTGGCCGATGTCGTCACGATCGACGGTCAGCGCATTGGATTCGCCAGTGCGCCGCCGACCACAGGCGATTGGATCCAGAACGACATTCTCATCAATAATGCGTCAGCTGTCGGACAGCCACTGGGATGGGTCTGCACCGTCAGCGGAGTGCCTGGAACGTGGGTGGCTCTGCCACTCGTGGGCGGCAGCAATAGCGGGACGATCACGACGGGGGTTTCGGTGAGCGGCAACAGTTCTCCGACCCACGGCCTAGGGCGCACCCCGGCCAAGGATGAGGTGTCATTGACGCCTGTGTCCGATCCCGGCCCGATGCGCTTCTGGGTCAGCGCGACGAGCGCGACGACCATTACGATCGACTGGGCCGCCAACGACAGCGTGGACCGTTCCATCGGCTGGTCCATCTAGATGGCGCTGCGGGGACAAAAAATGGCCGCCGAATCTGACGACTCGAGGCGGCCAAGGGAGGACAGGGAGGTCTCTGTGCCGAGACGCGATGATAGTGCCACCGGTGGTGACGTGATGCAAGAGGAAATCACGGAGTTTCTCTACGCCCCGCTCCACGCATGGGTGACCTTGCTGGCCGCCGGGTGGCAGTTCGCCAACATGATCGCCGAGCCCATGGCCGGCACGCACGGGCTCTATGCCGTGCTGTTGGAGCGGTCGGTGGGGTCTGAACTATGATCGCCGGGGTCGCCCTCGCCGCCGGTATCGCCTGCGCCCCACCGCAGGTCGCGCACGATGTATTTCTCTCCTGGCTGTCAGCCAAATACAGCGAACGGGTCGTTGCGGAAGGGATCGCCGGCAAGGGGAAGGCGATCATCGAGATCACGGTGAGCAAGGCGGGGACCTGGACGGTGGTGGTGACCGATAGCGATGGGTGTAGTGGCATCATCGCGAGCGGTATGGCTTGGACGGTGGTTCCAGAGGCGCCGGGAGACGCGACATGAGCGACATAACAAGTTTGGCGGATTCCCTATTTGCGGAGTTTGGCGCCCTCGCATTGGGCTGGATCGGCTTCGCGATGCTCTTGTGGGCGAACATCACGTTGAGCCGCGCGCTCGTTCGCAATTACTCGGTCAGCATCGAAGCAGCCACCGCAACGGCACGCGCGCTGTCGCTTCTTGCCGAGAAGATGGATCGACTCATGGAGAGGTCGAATGCCTAGCATCTCTCGAGGTTGGCGTGATCTTGTCGAGGCGCTCGGCGGTGCCAATCTCACGAAAGAAATGACAGCCATGCGGGAGGCCGCGAGAAAACTGAATGGCGCCTGCGACGACAAGACACCGGAGGAGAGAGTTCGTAGCGTGGTCGATGACCCCCATAAGCCGCATGACATACATAAGGCCGCTCGCAGAGGATGAGCTCGCAATCGTCGATCGCCTCGGTTGCCGCGCCAAGGAGGCGCAGGTGGTCGCCGCCATGCAGCGTGCCGCAGGCCGGATCGTGACACGGGATCACCTCACCGACGCGCTGTGGGGCTCCGACCCGGATGGAGGGCCGGACGATCCCGAGGGCTCGGTAAAGGTCTATATCTCGCGCCTCAGGCGCCGGCATGGCTTGGAAATCGAGACGGTGTGGGGCGTCGGATACAGGCTGGTGAGGATGCCGTGAACAGCACCGACTTCCTCAAGGGCGTGATCAAGCCGACCTTGGCCTGGCTGCACCTCGAAAGCCCCGCGGCCGAGGCGCTGCTTCTGGGGACGGCGCTCGCGGAGAGCGGCCTTCAATACCTGTTCCAACTCGGCGGGGGGCCCGCCCTGGGCGTCTACCAGATGGAGCCCGCGACCCACGATGACATCTGGAAAAACTACGCGGCGTTCCGACCGGCGCTGGCACAAAGGGTCGTCGAACTGCTCGCCCCATGGATGCACGAGGACATCGATCAACTGGTCGGTAACCTGCCTTACGCCACGGCGATGGCGCGGCTCCATTATCTCCGCGTGTCCGAGGCGCTGCCGGAGACTCCTCAGGGCATGGCCCGGTATTGGAAGCGGCACTACAACACCGCCTCGGGCGCCGGCACCGTCGAGGGCAAGCTCCGGTGGTTCCAGGCGGCGCATGATCTGGTCTACAATCTCGACGCCGAGCAATCGCGACCAAGCTGAAAGGAACGATCATGGACAGCAAGCCCTGGTACGCATCGAAGACCCTTTGGGTGAACGCCATCGCCGGCATCGCCGCCATGGCAGGCGCGTTCGGCCTCGACCTCGGTCTCACGCCCGAGACGCAGACCAGCCTTGTGGCGGGCATCCTCGCCGTCGTGAACATCATCCTGCGGCTCGTCACCAAGCAGCCCGTCGGCAAGTGAGCATCCTTGCGATCCTCAAGGGCATCTTCACGCTTGCCGGTGCGCTGGCCCGTTTGGCCGAGCGGAAGCAACTCATGGACGCCGGCGAGGCCAATGCCGTCGCTCGTGACGCGAGGAGAGCACTGTGGCGGATCGAGAAGGCGCGTCGTGCTCGCCGTGCTGTCCGCGACGATCCTGACAGCGTGCGCTCAGACCCAAGGAACCGCGACTGACGTATCCTGTTCAGCGTTCCAGCCGCTCACATATTCCGCGAGTCGGGACACGCCCGAGACCATCGCGCAGATCAGGCG